GGGTGTCTCGGATGCTACATATCCGTTTATCACATTGCTTCCAAGCGTGTAGTCAGTGTGAAGAAAGTCAACCACCGATTCCGCAAAGAGCATATCTTGTCGTGTACGTATCTTGTGACTGACAGACATGTCTGCATGAATGACAAAAATTGTGACTTGCAAAATGACTTCAAATGTACGAGTGGCAACATAATCACGTGTGATACCGCCAGCCATAACCACAGCAGCCGGATATGGCGCTGCAAAATCTTCGTCACCATACCAAACACTCTCAAGGCCAATCGTTGCCTTGTTAGTGTCAATAAGGTCATGTATGTAATCAAGTGCTTCACTGTTATGCGAGAACACCTAATACGTTCCCTGAATATTTGTTGGTACGAACATACCACCAGGGCCACGTAGCACTGCTCCACCCTGTGGACTAACTACGATACCGGCAGCATCGGACACAAACTGCTCAAATAGCTCAAAGATAACTTCACCGGCCTGCTCCGACAACCACAACCATTCACGCTGTGGTAGGGGGTTTGGCCCTTCAAAGAACCCACCATGCGTTTCACGCTCTGGCAAACCCATGTTATGTGCCAACATGTAATCAGGCGGCGTAGCATCAAACGTGATGGTGCCTCCCTCTGGATCAGTAGCAATCGTGTATGACCGAATTGATGTAGCTACCGCCTTACCAGCGCCAGTCTTAACCAACGTAGCAGACTTACCGGAGAAACCCCCCGGTGCTGTCTCGATGTAGCCCTGACCTGTAACAAACTCAAATGTAGGGTCAGTATATGTACCACCGGCCAATGGAGGCCATGCACCGTCAGATCCTTCACCTGCATCAAAGTGTGCCTTCACGTCGGCAGTGACAGCTTGACGTGCTGCAGCCAACACCGGATACATGTTCTCCATGTATGCAGCAGCTTCATCAAGTGCAGCAGCCACACGTAGCGGCTCATCCTTGTGTGGTGCCCACTCAATGGTAAGGGTGCCGGGGGCACCGACACCAGCAACACTACCAAGTTGATAAGGTTCAAACACTGGCACTAAAACTGCGCTCCAATAGTGAACATCGGTGCATTGTCACTTGGAAAGAATTGTGGGCCTACTGCATCATCCGTAGTGATAACCTCTCCCGAAGTCACATCGACCAGGGAGAGGTTACCCATACGAATGTCATTCAATGCAGACATAGCCTCATTGTACAACCGTTGACCGTAGTTGATATCTTCAACACCTACGGCGTTCTCTTCTGACGTGCGATTTCGATACCTCAGACCGGCTATCAGCTTTCCAGCGATTTCACGTATAGCTACAGGAGTATTCGTAGGAGTATCCCACGTAGCTAATGTTGCAGGTGTAAAGATACCGACTAGGTAACCTTTCACCATTCGCTCTACGGAAAGCTGATAGCCGTCTACATCACTTCCAACCGTTGGTATCCTATCCAGTGGAAGATGTGTAGTAACATCTGAGATATCAGCAAGTGCCACGTATTTACCTCACGGAAGTTGAACGTGGCCCGTCTGCACCCTCTTCTCGCTCTTCCAGTGTCGCCGCCTGCGGCACTGTATCGTTCGGCCCTACCTCTTCGTACTTCTCAGCGCGAAGCACACCGGCTGCCCGAAGATCGTCAAGCTGCTTCTTATTGAAGCCCTTGAGGTCACTTGCAGTCTTACCAGCCTCTACCGTGATTGCCTGCTGATTATCGTCAAAACCAATCAGCACCGGCGTATGAAGATACTCTTCTGCCATTGCGTCTATCCTCCTTATGCCGATGCAGTCTTGAAGATGTATCCAGCGACGTTAGACACGATCTTGGTGTCATAACGGTACTTCACTGCAAACATGTCCTTGAAGTGTGAATCGACGCGCCAACGGTACACCGGGCGACGCTCACCACCATACGGACGAACGAAGGTCTTACCCCACGTCTTAGTGCGGAAGCCCGCAAGAGGCTCGACAATCGCCATACCAGCGTCCGTACCCCACAGGGAGGTAATGGACTCTGTTGCATCGACGTTATCTGCACTGTTGTACACCGACTGACCAATGACAATCTCACCGTCAAAGCCAATCAGTTCCTTGAACGCATTGACGCCCGGAGCGGGAGTCTGAAACTGGAACCGCTGAATCACAGACGGGTGAAACTGCAGTGCGTTCCATGCATTGAAGGAGAACCACATCAAGTTGGGCCAACGTGACGTATCCTGGTAAATCTGATTCATACCGTCACGGAGGTTCTTGAGCGGGTTGGAGTTGTACGGATACGGTGCCGTACCGGACTGACCATAATCGCTCCACTGAGTGGAACCGGACAGCGTAAGCGTATGGCCCGCAGCGTAGTTGGATGTGTTACGCACCGTATCGGCCACAAGCTTCTCATGCCGAAGCAATAGTGCGTTGGTGGTATCCTCGATGGCGTCAGCCTCGGGATTGAGGTCAGCGGGAGTAAGTGCAGCGGACGATGCTGCAATCTCTTCCCGCTCTTCATCAAGAACCTCTGCCTCAAGTGCGTGCTCCTTGACGTTATACACGTCAGTGCTCCACTTGCGTCCACCGATCATGTTCGGCTCAGTACCCGGCTCACGTCGATCAGGGTAGATCAGCCAATTCGATCGGTCGAAGATGAAGTACAAACCGCTCTGTGTACTTACATCGACAACTGGAAACAGACGCTCGCCGATGAGGGACTGATTGGCATAGCCAAGTGCGAACCCTGTCAGTACCGGATCGAACGTCTGTAGTTTCTTAGGATCATACATCTATTTATTCACCCTCTCCTACAGGACTCGACCCGGAATTGCCAGAAGCACCGGGACTCGGTTGCCAGCACCCGACACTGCCTCAAGAGCAATGCCGACGACATAGTTACCAGCGGTAGCGGCAGTAACGGCACGTCCTGACGAATCTGACATTACCGATGCACCACGCGCAATTGCTCCACCAGCCTCCAACTCTGCGATACCCGCCATCTGAATCGAGCAACCGCGACCGTGTGTAACATCGAGCGCAGCCACATCAAACAGATTGACACCAATGATGACCACGTTAGATGCAGCGGCCTGTGCTGCCTCTTCCGTGTTGGCCGTAAGCACTGCAAAGCGATGCTTTGTCATCGGAGCCACAGCGTTGTATCCCTTAGCAAACAGTACGTTGCTGTATGCGGCCATTAGTTATCACCACCCTTAACGCTGCTGAAATGATCCTGATATGCCTTAGCAAGCTCAGGGTGCTCGGAAGCAGTCTTACGCATAGCATCGGGGTAAGACAGATTCTCAGCAGCCTGAATCTCTTTGATCTTAGCCAGGAAACTATCGACACCCGGCTCAACCAACTCAGCCGCCTGACTTGAACCATGCTCCTTGTAATCGACAATGTGCTCCTTATCGGTGACAGTGGCAAGAACCTCAGCAAGATCCTCCGTGCTGATACCACCGGACTCCGATGCAAGATATGCATTCTCGATCTTCTCACGTGCAGTTGTGCTCAGACCGCGACCGTCACCAAGATCGGTAAACTGAGCGGCAAACTCACTAGCACGTCGAATACGACCCTCCTGCTCAAGCGCAACCATACGCTTGTGCTGCTCAGGGTACTCAGAGGCAAACTTACTACCTGCCTCAATTTCCGCTGCAACCTTTCGCAGCGGCTCAACCTCTGCAATGACGCTATCAAGCTTAGCGATGATGGCATCATCGTCAGCGTCATCGGGAAGGTCAAGCTTGGTGCGAATCACGTCAAGCTTCACAACGTCACCCTCCTGTGGACTATCGGACTTATCGATGTTGTCGGCGTTAGTACCGACCCACTTGCGAAGCCTCTCCATAAAACCAGCATCGGCGGACGGATCATCGTCTGCCGGGTGGATCGGAGAGGGGTTGTCGCCAGCCGTATTCGGCTCCTTGTGAGTCGGTGCCTTCGGCTGCTGTGTGTTGGGATCAAGCGGATTGTTGGGATCTGCCTGATCCTGTTTCTGGCCCGCAGGCTCAGTGTGCGTATCGTCGTTACCCATGTCAGTCTCCCATAATAGCTCACTTGCGTTGATTGGCAAACGCCCCTTGTGTTGAGGCCGATTAGTCAGACCCCCACCAAAGATCACATCGTTGTAAACTACTCCCGTAGTCGGATGCTTCCATGCTGGGTGCCAGTCCATTGAGAAGTATTTCCACTCACCAGCATGTATCTCTTGACGTGCGGTTTCAGTCCAATCAACCAATCCCCACAGGCCATCAGTACGTGCCTCTACATCACGAATCCAACCACTAGCCTTATTACCCTTGGCCTTATCCATCTTGTGGTCATAGTCGGTTTCAATCTCATGACCTCTAATGCCGTTCTTGAAGTTCTCAACCATTCGTGATGCCATTTCTGGCGTTACTGATAGATCCTGACCATACGGCTTCCACGTACCATAAGGTGCAAGCTGAATCCACGTAGGCTCTGCTACACCTTCACCTGCCGACTTCGGGAGCCGGGTTAGGTAGAACATCTCCATTAGCGACTCCTTTTCCTACGTCGTGCAGCGGCCTTACGTCCGGCTGCTGCTCTCTTCTGAAACTTTGCTTTACCCAATTTCTTCCTACCTATTGATGCTGCCAAACCTTTAGGATTCCGTGCTCCCTTACGCTTAAGCTTGGCAGCAAGTTTTGAGAAGTTTGTTCGTTTACGTGCCATGCTACGGCTTGGGTGTGTTTACCCGCTTGTTGACAGTCTGCGTACCCGCCATACCATGCCCCTTAACGGTAGGCTTGGTATTACCCCTGTTGTTGACCTTCTTATTGTGTGCTGACTCCCTGACACCACGCACACTACCATTACCGAACATCTTATACTTTGCCACGATCATCCTCTCTTACGCTTTGTACCTTTAGAGGTATGTGGATGAGACTTACGACGGCCTCCACCCTTCTTGAACGGTGCCGCCTTCTTACCTTTGAAGCTCATGGTGCATTCACCGACTTCGGTATGTTACCGGTCTGTGGCTGTCCATTCGGTGTAGCCTTTGGGTTTGTATCCTGTTGATTCTGTACCTGCCCACCTTGATCCTGTGCGTTAGGATTGGGTGCCACAGTAGGCTGTACATCAAATGCTTGCACGAAGCCGGGAGCGTCAAGATGTGTAGTCGGAGCATCAACCTGATCCAGTACCCACTTCTCTAGCTCAACCGTAGGCGTAATCAACTTGCCACCGGCCAGGTTTGCCAGCGCGGAAGTCCATGCCTGCAAGTCACGTGTTTCACCAATGCTACGTACCTTGACCTTGGGGTAGTTGGTCGTTGGGAAGTTCCACGACACCATCTGAGGGACAAGATGATTATTGATGATTTCAAGAATTTTGTCCGCTTCATGACGAAGTGACTTCATCAACAGATCCATACCAGTACCCGACGTAGATCGTGCAGTAGAGTCCACTACAAACTGCGCGAGTACGTTGCGAGCAATCAGTAGATCATGGTGCGTAGCCGATGCCAGTACATCAATAGGTAACGTATTCAACTCAGCAAACGTAACTTCCCAGCCTGTGGGAGTAACGATGCGGGCAAACTCATTGGTACGAAGGTTGGCAGCCATTGTCTCAGCACGTGCAACCTCTTCTGGCATCTTCTCCATACCCGGAGGTAGAATGACGTGTGGCACACCGATACCATGCCGTTCCTTCTGAATAGCATCGATCTTATACAAGCCTTCCTTGTAAAACCAATGCTTGTACGCTGTACGTAGCACCGACTTACCGGTAAGGTCGCCGCCCTTCTTCTTGTTAGTGAATACAAGACACTTATCAATTGGAATGTCTACTGTGTTCGACCCCCCACCGCCAGAACCGGTAGGATCTACAAGCTGATGCGTGATGGTGAGAGGCCCACCATTCTTGTCATAATTGAATTTTTGGATCGTGGACTGTGGACGTAGCGCCAGCTTTGACAACATCGTATAATTCTTACTGTTTGCCATCTGTCGCTTAGGTGCCCATGTACCTTCAATCCATACCTTCTCAAGCACACTGAAACCAAACTCCTGCTTGGTAAGAATATCCTCAAGAACCTGCAACCATGAAATACTCATGTTGTCAAACAGGTTGTAGTTGACAAACTCAGCAGCATCAACATCAAGCTGATCGCTTGAATATGGTTCCACGAAGTAATCTCCACCGAGCACTGGGATCTTGATCGCCGATAGTACACCATTGATAGTACCATCGTTATTGACCATCTGATCCAGAATGCGAAGAGCAGTGAGGCCAGTACGAAAGTTAGGTACAACATCGGGTATTGCTGACGTTACCGCCGTAATACCCATTTCCTTCAACGATCCAGCTTCAACAGGTACAGCCGGTTTCGCTGTTAACGAGCTACCTGACTTGGCTCTGCGTGGATCTTGTGATGGAGTAGCCACTAGAATTCAATCCGTCCTGTATTGACGAATCCGTCGCCCCCGCCTAACTGGAAGAACGACCGTGACTCGGTTTGGCCCTTACTATACACGTCGCCCAACGATCCGCCAGCACCTAACACGAAATACTCACTAAAGAAGTACCGCAATGCATCTGCTGTATGGTCATCCTTATCACGTTGACCCTCCATAGCGTTCTTCACGTCAGTAGCAGCTTTGCGAACCTGTAGTGATTCAATCTCACGAATGGTATTGACACACCGTGGATGAATGAACAACTTAGGCATACCGTCAGGCTGTAGACGCATATTGCGTTTAACTGCTTCAATGCCCATCTTCCACGGTACTGCCCGTGCATAGATAGGCCCAAGGATCATTGCCAATGTTGCAATCTCGTCCGCACCACGCGGGTCGCCAAACATAGCATTGACATGAAACCCGTCAGGATTCTCCCGATCACGAATCGCATATCCGTGTTCCATTGTAGCCTTGTACCTGACGTAGTATTCGCGCCAAACATATACGTTGTCGGAAGGATCAACCATGATATCGAGACAGATGAATGGATCGGCAAAACCGAAGTCGAACACTTCAAAGTTCTTCCAAGACGGCACGTAGTCGAATTCCCGTACATGGATGGTGCGGTCGAATTCGTCATAGATCATCCCTTCAAACGACGTAAACTTAGCGCCATACTCCTGATCGAACCACTGTGGCGATGCTACTGACTTAATCCGCTGAATCTCAGGGTCATCAAAGCCACCGGGAAAAGCAATAGGATTCGTCCAAGATGGTGCATGAACAGACTTAAATGCAGGATGGTTAGGATCTGCGCCTAGCTCAAACAGGCCATGATACCAGTTGAAGCCTTCGGGTGTTGATGGGAATATAGCATCACCGCGCTTATCAGACAACGCCGGCTCGATGTATCTAACCCATGTGTCCATCTTATGCTTAGCAGCCTCAGACATGACTGCCCCTGACAAACCCTCACCTACAAGTCCCTCATCCGGCTTATCCGCAGACTTGACTTCAAGATGTGTGTTCCAAGGCAATTCGATGTACATGTTGCCTTGACGTGCGTTATATCCTTTTCTAATCTTAGGGTGGCGCAATCCCAACTTCTTGGGGTTAAATAGATCGTCCCAAACAACACGAAACTCCTTCTCACCAAGTGTATATGTAGGGCCGATGATCCAGAACCATGAATCTGGTTGAAACAAACGCTCAGTCATCCAATGCCCAGCACTCTGCGATTTACCCCACCGCCGACCACAGCAGGGGATGATGAACCGCTCTTGAGCATGGTGAATAGACCACTGCAATTCTGAGTGTGGTTCATAGCCAATCTCATTGAACAGAGAGGCTTGTGAGATACCAACACCCGCCCGCATATTGACAGCAGGCGTAGCTATGGCACTACCACCGAAAAGCGCCCTGGCGCAAGGATCGGTACCTCTGCCGGTGTGTCAAATGTCACGTCGATCCTATACTCAGCCGCAGGCCATAGACCCATAGGGTGAGCAGCCGACGTGTCAATCAGACAGTATGCAGTCAGACCGATATTCTGTGCAGGCTCTTCATCATACCACTTCACGTTGGTAGGATCATAGACCGTGAAACGCGGGTTAGTGCCATCAAGTGTAGTCAAATTACTCTTCTTATCTGTCACGTCAATGATGGCATATTCTTTAGTGCCCTGTACAAATACTGTAGCCATTACTCATCCCCTCTGCCATGCCAAACTGTAAGCCATCCTGAATCCAGTGTAGCCGCAAATTGATTGTCCCTCAAAAGGGTCGGATAATTAGTGTCCCGCAAGATCGCTGTGTAGTGGTTAGACACCGTTCCCACCAACAAATAGTCGGCGACGATCCGTAGCTCGACCACCGCGCCCGGAGTGATGAGCAGCCCCACCACCGCAGAGTCGATGGTCGCCGCAGTTTCTTCAAGAGTCGCCGGTATCAGTGATAAACGTACTTCACTGGCAGTAGTGAACGAACCTACTTCATCACTGAGCACATCGAGATTAACCAATGGCTGTTCGGCATCTTGATACAAGAATCCTTCAAGCACATCGGCTGTAACCGCTACACGTACAATGTCACCATCACCCTGAAACTCTGACAGCAGGCCAGGGCGAATCAACATTGGTACTGTAACTACCTCTTCCTTGGCAATGAATTCATCGCCAAGAATGGTGAAGATTACATCTACCTCTGCTGAATCAAGGAAAGCCCGCTCCTTGATTTCAACCGTTGTAGTCGGTGTTATTGCAAGAGGTACTGTTGCACTCTCAGTAAACTGAGTGAGTGTAACGTCGGTAATCGTAAAGAAGATCGCCGCAGTATCGGCGTCAACGTACGTGTGGGTGATAAACTCAGACGTTGACGGTGTGATACCCAACGGCACCGTCCCCGACTCCACCTTTTGAGCCGTATCTGCAGCAGAAGGCGTGAGCGCCACGGGGACGGTACCGCTATCAGTATGAACCGTACCCTCAACAACGCTAGGCGTAACACTCACCAGCACGGTCGCAGCTTCAACGTAGGCCGCAACGTCAGTCGATGACGGCGTGATTGCCAGCGCGACCGTGGCAGTGTCAGTGTGCTCAATTCCTACCTCAACCGCCGAATTCTGCAGGTCAACCAACACTGTTGCCGAATCAACAAACTGTGCAGTCTCAGCAGCCGACGGGGTGATAGCTACCGTTACCGTGCCTGTGTCTACAAACTGCGCAAACTCACTCGACAGTGGTGCAGTGATATCATATGCGACCAATGCTGCTGTCTGTGCTAATGATGATCCTGTCCACGACAGTGATGTTGAAGGCGTAGCTGTAGCACTAAGCACTTTGTATTCAACTGCTAGCGTACGCACAGTACCACCGGATGCAATCGAATCCTCAAGAAATTCACCACTACCGGCCACAGGTGAGGATGCGTTTGAATCAAGCGTCCACGCGCCAAACACCATCGTCGCGGGATTGGTAGTAGCTGCCGATCCGTTGAAGCTTGCCGAAGTCTGCCCTGTGGAGTTGTAATCAAACGTGTTGGTTACACTCGACTCGACCGGCGATGACAGCATCCCATTGACTTCAACCGCAATCGCTGCCCGACCGCCTTGGTTCGGGTTTGTAATAGTGATAGTGTCAGCATTGATTAGCGCCGTGGTGATGGGTGCTCGCCATACAGCAATACCCATGATGGTGCCAGCGCCAGTCAAGCCTGCATCTTTAGTGTATGTGTTACCTCGACTGTCTACAACAGCCGTAGCATTTTTATCCACAAACACTAACAGTGTATTACCAAGAGCTACACCACCCGAAGGTACTGTTATCAACGTCGTAGTTGATGTACCAGTCAATGATCCTGAGTCGAAATGCTTGACAACTGTAGCTCCAACCACTGCAGGCGTTGACGGTGTGATCGTTACGACCGCAGTAGCCGAATCTACATAGCCCGCGCCTGTGGATTCTGTTGTACCGGACGCATCAATCAAAATTGGCACAGTCGCCGTGTCAACAAACTGTGCCGTATCGGCTGCCGATGGCGTGATTGCGACCTGCACAGTGCCAGTATCGACATAAGCTCCCGCCTCAGTAGAGGATGGAGTAATAGCCAATGTAACAGTTAATACCTCAACATAGGCTGCAATATCCGCAGCAGATGGAGTTATGGTAACTCTTACAGTCGTTGCCTCGACAAACTGCGCTGTCTCCGCAGCCGATGGTGTCAGCACCACGCCCACAGTGGCCGAATCTGTATGGATAATGCCTGTCTCGACCGATGCTGAGTTGTCTATATCGACCAACACCGTCGCACTGTCTACAAACTGTGCTGTATCAGCCGCAGAAGGTGTGATAGCGTAGCTAACAGTTGCAGCATCGGTATGGATTATACCTGTTTCAACTGACGCTGAATTGTCAATATCAACAAATACCGTGGCAGCATCCACATACTGTGCTGTATCTGTCGCAGATGGTGTAATTGCTACTAGGGCGGTCGAAGCATCGACAAACTGAGCAGTATCGACACCGGACGGTGTTATTGTCAGACCAACGGTCGCAGAGTCAACAAACTGTGCTGTCTCAACTGCCGATGGAGTGATATCCACAACCGGCGTTTCAGCATCGGTGTATGCCGTACCACCGGCTGTATAAATCTCATTGCTGCCAGAGGGGTCGATATCAACCACCACAGTGCCAGAGTCAACAAACTGAGCAGCCTCGCCTACCATCCCTAGAACCGGCTGCACAGGGATCGATACGGATAGGTAATGCACATTTAGGTTTGTTGCCCATGTTGGCGATGTTTCATCCAACGTATCGGACTTCATCTTGTAGGCAATGGCCGCAGCGCCGTTGTTACCAGCCGACGATGTACCGCTCTGCTGCACGGCTACCGTATATCCAGAAGGTGGCGTAAATGACACCGCTGTGGCCGATGCTGTATCCTGCTTACACCCAAGCAACAGCACAGCCATATCAATCGTGGTCAGACCTGTCAGTGATGGCGACACAGGCGCAGTAACACCGCCAGCCGTGCCATTGTCGTCTGTTTCGGTCGGCAATGTACCGTCAAAGAGTCCATTGGAGTTGTCGAATGCTGCCGATACAGCCGCACAACGACCGGTAGACGAGTGCGCTAAGTTGACGTTTGTGCCAGCTTCCGACCCGTCAGCAATCTTATAGAACGTACCAACACTGACAAACGGCGAAGCTCCGCTGTCAGTGACACCGGATACAGGAGTAAAACCGGCAGGAGTCGTGAACGTCGATCCGGCCACAGTGACGTTCCACGCGCCGACGATGAAGATAACGTCACCCGGCTGAATACCCGATCCAATCGGCACACTCAGCGACGTAACCTGTGAGTTACTGCTTACCTGTCCTACGCCATTTGTCTGCAGTGCCGGGGTAGCACCGGCAGCAGTGGGTGTAGATGGCGTTATCGACACCACCACTGTACCAGCATCGGTCAGTGGTGGTGTAAATAACGGCTTATTTTCAGGTGGGTTATCCTGAAATTGCGGATTGCCACGTGGGCCACGTACAAAGCCAGCAACTACGCCTCTGCCGGGGATGACTGGCATATGTTAGTTGAGCGATTGCCAAACGACGTACTGAGGGGTAACTGAACCTGCCACAGACAGCGTTTTGCCGATAGTGATACCGGAAGCAGCCGTTGTGTCAATCGTAGCCGACGTACCACCGAACGTAGTCACCATCACAGCGCCAGGTGATGTGTTAGCAGCAATACCAGTCGAGTTGAACGTACCGGTACCGATGATCGTACCCGAAGTACCAACAGTACGAATCACCGCCGTGTATTCAAGGTACCACGGAATGTTCGAGATGGACACCGGTACTGTTTCTGTCGGTGATGCACCCATAGTCGCGCCACCAGTAGCAGTACCGACGTTAGGCGTGATAATCAGCGTACCGGAAGCACCAGTAGACCAAATCCCACCGGCAGTGATGCGATATACCTTACCCGGCTTGTTAGCATCACCGGCGAAGATCGGTGTATACGTTGCAGCAGGCCACAGTGCTTCAATTGTGGTCGCTACCAGCGCCGTCAGGTTCGCCAGCGGCGGCTCAGCAATCATGTCAGCATAATACTGACGCGACGCAACGATCTCAGGATACTTCCTACCAAGTTCAAGCATCCTATGTACCCGTTCCGGTACACCGTGCTTATGCATGAGATACGTGCGATGGGCAGGCCCGAAGGCCACACCCACCGCTCGTTCTCGCTCGATCATCTCTGAGATGTTCACAGACGCCTCCCGAAGATGAACAGCAACAGCGCAATGATCGCAAGCACTACCAATATCGTCCAGAGCATGGTTAGCCTGCCTTGATCGTAGCTGTTACCTTCTCCGTGTCACCGTTAGCGAACGTACGTGTTGCAGCTGTGTCACCCGCGCAATACGGGTTACCGGCGTTAAGCGTGGTACCGTCCGTGAGTACCCAACTGTTCGCACCGTTGGTCGAAGGTGCGCCAGTGAACGTACCGAACGTGACCTGATCCGCAGCCGTTGACTGACCACCTGTGGAGGTTGTGTTGTCAAACGTCGAGGTTCCCCAGTCAATACCGGCCTGGTTGATCGACTTAGCAATCGTCTGACGTGCATATCCGTTTGCAGTCGAGGCACCAATCTCGTTGATGTTAGTGCCCGTAATCGTCGCAGACCACACAGAGTTACGCGCCTGCGTACCTACCGCCGTAGTCGATAGCCCCATCGTCCACGCCGAAGGCGGTGTAATGGTACCGGACGCACCAAGAACATAGTCCGTCACAAACTGACTCATTCGCTGATGTACAAGAACCGCCATTAGTCGTTACCTCCCCACAGTGTGGGCTTCAACTCGCGCTTCTCCTTCATCTTATAAGCGGACGAGTGTACCGTTTGATCCTCAAGCAGCACAACCGCGCTACTTGTCTCATGAATGGCATTGGTCAGGTCATACTTTGCCACGACACCATCATCGTTGGCAACCTTGTCAATCAGATCCGAAACCGTTTTCAGCGCGACTTCTTTGCTGAACGACTGATCCTGTCCATAGTCTGCGGGGTGTCGGTCATATTCCAACACACGTGCAACACGCTCGGCTGGATGACCAGTTGGCCCGCCGGGCATACCATTCTTAGCTCTGTTCTGCTGCTCAGTAAGGCCACGACTCAACGCCTCTTCATCGGGTGCATTGACAATGGATTTACTGCCTGTCTCGTAAATCACTTCGTAATACGGCACTTCAACCCTCCTGTTTATGATTGGGGTGAATCTGTTGGAAGTTTTGGCGCTAACCGCTGTGCGTGTGGAGTTTCGTCGTCATCAAGTGTAGGCAGGGATACCACACCGAAGGTAGCAAGCTTGTATGCAGCTTCCGGCGTACAGAAACGACCTGATAGTTCAAGTGACCGATGTTCATGGTCTGCATGTGTTCTGGCATGTGCAAACGTCCAATTCCGTCGTTGTACCAACGCCTGTATATTCTCATGTGGTGTCTGATCGATCTTACGGTCAAGATCCGACTGATATACCTCGCCACATATCTTACACCCCGCAAACGGTGCATGTGGGTTAAAACCTACCTCTTCCGGCAACCCCACAGGGCTGACGTGAAGGTATGGCATCCTGATCGGCGGAGTATACGGCATTGATGCTACTAGTTGGTAGGTGGTTTGTCAGCTTTAGCAATCGGACGGTTGCGATCCGGCTCTGCTGGAGTCGGTTCCTTGCTGAGCTTGTCCAGCAGCGTTTCCATCTCGGACTTACGGGGGTCGTCGTCGTTGATGATAACCCGATCATAGATGTATGTGGCTGCTTTCACCATCGTACCCGGTGTAGCGTCCGCGTGACGCCCTACCGCGATGTTGACTAGCGCGTTTGCAACATCTTCAATGTTGTCGATGAAAATGCGCTTAGCGCGCTCTTCCTGCACTTGCATGTTCTTCTGTGCAGTTTCAAACTCCTGCTCTACCGACTCACGGTATCGCTGGATCTTCTCCAACTCGGCCTGCATACGTGCGTTGTACTCAGTTGATGGATCGTGTGCTTCTGACATGAATCGGAGTATACACGTCGGCTGTCGGATGGTTGAAGGTACTGAATGTACTACAAGTGGTTTTCTACATATGGTAAGTGTGAGTGATAGTTCTAACAGGAGGGGGGTGGGCAGGGATACAGTCCCTCCATCGCCGCACCGCATCGCACCGCAAGCTCTCCACGCGGAAACGGTAGGCGCAAGGACTCCAAGCCTTGACGTGTCCTATCAAGACACGTGCGATTAGTGAAGCCTAGGACTTACGTTCGCAGGATGACGGATGGTGGCTTGATAACCCGCCTATCCCCGTGTACCGGTCTATTACCTAGGTGGAGCGGGAACCATGCCGAACGGGGCGGGTTGCGTGTCGCACGGACACCACGGTATCGGTCACGTATCGCCGATATGGATTGGTGACGCCGATGCACTCTTACACAGTGCTAAGCAGTCCTTAGTCCACGCCTAAAAGAACGGTACATGCAAGCCTAACCGCTGCTATGGGGACACCCTACCAACGTCACTACGGTGGCACCGGATAGCAGCGATGACCCTACATGTACCACCCAACGATACGTACGGTTTACATGGGTAGGGGTCAGCAATGACCCCTACCCATAACCTACGATTTGGGAGCAGTGATATGAAACCCTTTACCTACATTGACTGCGATAAAGCAGTCCACGACCGACGTAAGCG